CGTGAGTATGCACTAGAAACTGGTAGCATCTCAAACTTAACATGGAAGTTAAAGCGTAACGGTCAGGGAACTGAAACAAGTTACACACTTATTCCAGGGGGTCCAGATAAGGAGCCTTATGACTGGTCTAAGGTTGAGCCATTTCCACTAGAGAAGGCTCTTAACAAAATTCCATATGCTGAACAAGAGGCATTCTATCTTGGATTTGATACACCATCTGCTGGTTCATCAAATATCGAGTGGTAATTAAATAGTGTCTTACGTTGGGCTTCATGTCCACACCCATTATTCTTTAATGGATGGTGTGGCAACTCCGCAGGAATATGTAAAACGTGCCGTTGAACTCGGTATGCCAGCAATTGCGATTACAGATCACGGTACTCTTTCTGGGCATCGTGAAATGTATCGCACCTGCAAAGAAGCGGGTATCAAACCTATTCTTGGCGTAGAAGGATATATTGCATATGATAGATTTGACAAGCGTGATAAAGCCGATAGGACTGGTCCGCTTGATCTTAACTATTTTCATATTGTTCTTCTCGCCAAGAACCAACAAGGCTTAGAGAACCTAAACAAACTAAATGAAATTGGTTGGACTGAAGGTTTTTATAAAAAGCCAAGAATTGATTTTGAAGTTCTACAAAAATACAAAGAAGGTATTATAGTTTTATCTGCCTGCATGAGTGGACTCATAGCAAAAGCCATTGAAGTAGGAGAGTATGCAGAAGCAAAGAAGCATATCGAGTGGTTTAAGCAAAACTTTGGTGATGATTTTTACATTGAGGTTATGCCACATAACAAACAGGAGATTAATGAATCGCTTGTTGAACTTGCTAAAGCGTATTCTGTAAAGATTGTTGTAACTCCAGACTGCCATCATTCTACTGTTGATCAGAAGATTATTCAGGAAATGATGTTGCTTCTTAATACCCATGCAAAATTACAAAAAGATGTTACATACGAAAAGTCTAAAAAGCAAAAAGACATGATGGATCGTCTTGATTATTTGTATGGTGCAGAACGTCAAATGTCATTTCGTTCTTTTGATATTCATTTATTGTCTCGTGATGAAATGGCAAATGCCATGGCCGAGCACGGTATCAAAGATGAACAAATGTTTGCATCAACTATAGAGATAGCAAACAAAGTAGAAGATTATGATATTAAGTTTGGTCTAAACCTGTTACCAGTACAGTATAAAAAGCCACTAGAAGAGTTAAGATCTCTTGCTATGAAAGGCCTAACAAATCTTGGTTTGATAGATAAACAAGAATATGTTGATAGGCTTGAAGAAGAACTATCGGTTATTTCAGAAAAGAATTTTGCTCCATACTTCTTGGTTGTATATAACATGTTAAGTTGGGCAAAGAAGCAAGAAATTATGGTTGGTCCAGGTCGTGGATCTTCTGCTGGTTCATTGCTTTGTTATGCCATTGGCATTACAGACATTGATCCTATTAAACATGGACTTCTTTTCTTCCGCTTTATTAATCCTGAGCGTAATGACTTTCCAGATATTGACTCAGATATTCAAGACTCACGTCGTGATGAAGTAAAAGATTATCTTGTTAAACAGTATCGTCACGTTGCATCTATTGCAACCTTCTTAGAATTTAAAGATAAGGGTGTTGTGCGAGATGTTTCTCGTGCACTAAACATTCCCTTGCCTGATGTTAATAAGGTATTAAAAACTGTTGATACATGGGATGACTTTGTAACCTCAAAGAATTCAGAATGGTTCCGTGAAAAATATCCAGAGGTTATTATTTATGGCGAGCAACTTCGTGGTCGTATTCGTGGAACTGGTATTCATGCTGCTGGTGTTGTAACCAGTAAAGAACCAATTTTTAGATATGCTCCTATGGAAACTCGTTCGTCGCCAGGATCTGATGAGCGTATTCCAGTTGTTGGAGTTGACATGGAAGAAGCAGAAAAGATTGGTCTAATTAAAATTGATGCACTTGGACTAAAGACTCTTAGTGTTATTAAAGATTGTATTGATATTATTAAAGAGCGAGAAGGTACCAAGATTGATCTTCTTAAAATTGATATGGATGATAGAAATGTTTATGATATGTTGTCTGATGGATACACAAAGGGTGTATTCCAGTGTGAAGCAACACCATATACAAATCTGCTAGTAAAAATGCGTGTAAAAAATCTTGCTGAATTGGCTGCATCCAACGCTTTGGTTCGTCCAGGTGCTATGAATACAATTGGTAAAGACTATATTGCTCGTAAACATGGTCGTCAAAATATTGATTACCTACACCAGATTTTAAAACCTTTTACAGAAGAAACATATGGGTGTATCCTATATCAGGAGCAGGTCATGCAGGCTTGTGTTCAACTCGGCGGTATGACAATGGCTGAGGCTGATAAGGTCCGTAAGATCATTGGTAAAAAGAAAGATGCAAGAGAGTTTGATGAGTTCAAAGACAGGTTTATTAAAGGTGCTTCTGCCTACATTAGCCCTAATTCTGCTTTGGATTTGTGGCATGACTTTGAAGCACATGCGGGATATTCGTTTAACAAGTCACATGCCGTTGCTTACAGTACTGTCTCGTATTGGACAGCGTGGCTCAAATACTACTACCCGCTAGAGTTTATGTTTGCACTTCTCAAGAATGAGAAGGATAAAGATGCAAGAACAGAATATCTAATTGAAGCAAAGCGTATGGGTATTCCTATTAGGTTGTCACATATAAATGAATCTGAGATTGATTTTAAAATTGAAAGTAAAGGAATTCGTTTTGGTTTGTCTGCTATTAAGTGGATATCAAATACAATTGCAGAAAGATACATTGCAGCAAGACCATTTAAATCTTTTAAAGAGGTAGAAGAGTTTACCTTTACAAAAGGTAATGGCGTAAATAGTCGTGCACTACAGGCTATGAATTCTGTTGGTGCTCTTACATTTATAGATAATCCAGCAGATCAGGAGCGGGTGAGGGAAAATGTTTATGAGTACCTTAACTTACCAGAATTTAATATGCAAATACCGCAACACTATTATGCATACATAAATGATATTGAAGAATATGAAGAGAAGGGCGCTTTCATATTGATGGGTATGGTAAAATCAATTAAGAGAGCAAAAGGTTGGTCCAGAGTAGAGTTGTTAGATAAAACTGGAAGTGTGGGAATTTTTGATGAAGAAAATACGGTTATTGAGGCAGGTCGTACTTATATTATTCTTGCAAATGATAATAGGATTGTATCTGCAGTTCCAGTTGATGAAATATCTCAATCCAAAGATGCCCTAGTTAAGTTTCTAAATTATAAGATGCTACCTTATAAAGAAGGCGAGCACTATGTTGTATCATTCAGGCCTAGAGTTACAAAGGCTGGAAAAAAGATGGCATCTCTTACTGTTGCAGATGCAGGCAGAGAACTACATGCTATAACAGTATTTCCAACTGCATTTCCAAAAGCATATATGCATGTTCAAGCAGGAAATGTTTATAAATTTGAATTCAAAGAAACAAAAGATGGAACTAGAATAATGGAGGATGTAATAAATGTTTGATGAGTTAGCAGAAGAAATACATAAGAACGCAGTAGATAAAGGTTTTTGGGATAGAACTGCAGACCCAATATTTTTAGCAAAGCAAATGATGATGATTGTATCTGAGGTATCAGAAGCCATGGAAGCAGTTCGTAAAGAAATGAATCCAGAACAGATATCAGATGAGTTTGCAGATATTATTATTCGTACCCTTGATCTTTATGCTGGTATGGTTGAGGCAGGGTATGTAACAAAATCATTAGATTATGCAATTAAAGAAAAGATGGAACGCAACACACATAGACCAAAGAAGCATGGGGTAAGATTCTAGTGACAGTTACAGTTGAAGAGGTATTGGCACAACTAAATCCTAAACTAAGAAAGAATATTCTTGTTGGAGATGAAATTCCAAAGACCGAGTATGCAGTAACTCCTAGTTTTGGTTTGAACCGTGCACTTAATGGTGGTTTGCCATATGGTAGACAAGTTCTTATTTGGGGTAGCAAATCAAGTGCTAAATCATCTTTTTGCCTACAGTTAATTGCTGAAGCACAAAAAGAAGGCAAGATCTGTGCATGGATAGATGCAGAAATGTCATACGATAAAACTTGGGCAGAAAAACTAGGCGTAGATATATCTAAGTTAATTGTTTCTCAGGCTCGTACTATTAATGAAATGGTTGACGTTGGAGTAAATCTAATTGAGGCTGGCGTTGATATTATCGTTGTAGATTCGATAACATCACTGCTTCCCGCTATTTATTTTGAGAAAGATTCTACAGAACTTAAACAACTTGAGAATACCAAGCAAATTGGTGCAGAGTCTCGTGACTTTAGCAATGCATGGAAGATGCTTAACTACGCTAACAATAAAGTAAAGCCTACACTGCTTGTATTAATATCACAGTCTAGAAATAATATCAATGCTATGTACACAAGCCAACAGCCTACAGGTGGACAGGCTACAAAGTTTTATTCGTCTACAGTAATTAAGTTATTTTCGTCTGAATCAGATAATCAGGCAATCAAGGGGAAGATACATGTCGGAGATAAACTCATTGAGGAAAAGATTGGTCGCAAAGTTCGTTGGGAATTACAATTCTCTAAAACTTCGCCTGCCTTCCAGAGTGGTGAGTATGATTTCTATTTTAGAGGTGACAATCTTGGCATCGATTCTGTTGGCGATCTTGTTGATACCGCCGAACTTATTGGTTTGGTTAATAGAACTGGTGCGTGGTACCAATTAGAAGATGGTACAAAGGTTCAAGGTAGAGATGGACTTATTACTCGTGTGAAAGAAGATTTAGATTTACAAAATCTAATCAAAAGCAAGTTGAAAAATGTCTAACAAGTTTACTGTGCATACAGGTAAGTTCTGGTGTAAGACCTGTAATAAAGAGGTCGGAACTATAAGAATTTACACAGAAACTGGTATGGGTTCTTGGATGTGCTCAGATAAACATTTATCAGAAGTTCAGGTTTATCAAATTGGATATAAGAAAAAGAAGGACTATGAGCGAGAAGAGTGAAAGCAAAAGAATAGGTGCTAAACAGCACAAAAATTCTGGTCGCAATACTAAAAAAGGTGATGCGACGTGGAGAGATTTTGTTATTGACTTTAAAGAGTCCGAAAAATCTTTTACTATAAATCAAGACATATGGGCCAAAGCCGTAACTGACGCTATAAAGGCTGGCAAAGATAAATCGCCAGCAGTTGTTATTATTTTAGGCGAGGGAAATAAAAAAACTCGTCTTGCACTAATAGAGTTTGAATTACTAGATCAATTAACATGGAAGGCAGAATATGACAGAGACAACGCATAAAAATACAATAGAACAAGTAAATGGTTTGACAGAGATTGCAGACTACATGGATGATGAGGAACTGACTACTGCCCTAACATTTATTGCCAAACTTATTCTAAAACCAGACATTCCACTAAACGTGGCTACTGTAGAGATCGTTAGACTACAGGCTATAGCAGCAAAAATGTCGTTTAGGGCTACCTGGATGGCTAATGTTGATAAAGGTGATAGAGGTAAGAAGAATATTTACTATACCGCTGCTGAAGCCATTAATAATTTGGTATCTGCTTTGAAGTATACGATACGCTAACTGATATAATAGATAAAAAGGGATATATGACAAAAAACTTATTAAAGCAGATGATGGTAAAAGAAGAACCTAAGCCAAAGAAAAAGGAAAGCGATTTTAAACTAGATGGTCTTGTAGAAAAGATCAATACTGGCTATACAATAAAAAATGAGCCAAAGCATCAAACAAAGAAAACTTTTGCTCCCTCAACCCTAGCCTACAATCATGGTGAGTGTCCAAGATATTGGTACTTAGCATTTTCTGGCGTAACATTTGAAGATAACTCAGATGCATTTGGTGTTGCCAACAGAACAAACGGAACATATGGTCATAAAAGAATTCAAGATGCACTAATTAATTCTGGTATTGCCAAGATCTTTCAAGAAGAAGATAAAGAAACTGGCAAACTAAAAAATACAACAGAGTTAAAAATTTCTAATGAGAATCCACCAATATTTGGATACGGTGACGGCATTCTTAATTGGAATGATGAAGAGGTTATACTAGAAATAAAAACAGTTCCAAATGAGGGATTTGAGTATCGCAAAAATATTCCGTATGAAAACAAAAATAATCATGCATTGCTACCAATATTAATAGAGGTAGATGATTATTATCGTGAATACATTAATAATGCATTTGATTGGATGAAGACTGTTCGGGCTAGTTGGATGAAAAATGAACTTCCAATTAAAAACTATAGATCTAATTCTAAAATATGCAAAGGTTGTCCAATTCAAAAAGCATGTGAAGAGGCTGGTGCGGGAGTAGTGAAGATCGCTTCACTGGAGGAACTGCGTGAAACAATGTGAAAGATGTGATGTCAGATTTAAACCCAAAGTAACCTATCAGATATACTGCAGTGAACTTTGTAGAGATGAGGCTACAAAAGAAAAAATTGCAGAAAGATATCAGATAACACGCAGGCAAAAAAGAATAGGCAAGCGTAGAGTTTGTTTGGGTGGATGTGGTACACAACTTTCTATTTATAATGATTCTGGATTTTGCGCTAATTGCAATATACATGAAAAAGCAGTAGAAAAAATGTTAAAAGAACTGAAAGGCATTGTTGAGTATGAGCAAGACAACTAATCAGCCACAAATAATTTGTGCTATTGATGCTAGTACCAATAGTATTGCTTTTGCATTTTACTCATACAAAAACATAACTCAATATGGGAAAATAAACTTTGATGGTGGAAACATATACGAAAAGGTTATAGACGCTACTGCAAAGGTAAAAGCATTTTTTGAAATGTATAATAAAACAGAAGCCATAGTAATTGAGCATACAGTATTTATGAATAGTCCAAAAACCGCAGCAGATCTTGCCTTGGTTCAAGGTGCAATACTTGGTGGCGCAGGTCTTGCTGGAGTAAAAATTATTGGCAGGGTATCTCCAATAACCTGGCAGTCATATTTAACAATTAAATTGTTAGATGTGATTTATGATAAGAAAATAGAAGATAATGATGTGGCAGATGCAGCAGGTATTGGGCATTGGGCTGTCAATAACTGGGATAAAGCAGTTAAATTTGACAAGGAGTAGTCATGGGTGCTAAACTATACACAAGCGAGTCTTGGCTTCGTAAAAGGTATTTTATTGACAAAAAGACTCCACAGGAAATAGCAAAGGAGTGTGGGGCAAGCGTAGAAACAATTTACGTTTACCTTGCAAAATTTGGATTAAGGAAATCAAAACGATGAAAAATAAAGAATATTTAAATATTTATTGGGCACCACTCTCAGATCAAGAAAACAATGACTGGAGTTTAATGTATTCTGAGCCAGTAACTTTATTTTCATATATGTCTAAAAATAAAATTGAGAGCAAAGCAGATAAGTTTTTTTCTTGTCCTGCAGTTAAAGGTTTAACACAAAATACTTACATATTTACTAACACCATAGAGTCAGAATATTTGTATGATTTTTCTGATGTTTTATTCCAGGAGAGTTTGACATTGGTAGATGGTTTAGGCCGTATAATTGTGAAATGCAATTATGGTCTAACTCTGGTTCAATAAAATTCAATCATGATGAACCTTTATTATATGTAAAATTTAATACAGATAAAAAAATTAAAATGAATAGATTTGATTTAAATGATAAATTAAAAAAAATTTTTACAACTAATATTAGTACTCAACAGTGGTATGATACAAAAAAGTCACTAAGCACTTATTACTATCTTTTTAATAGGGCAAAAATGAGAGATGTAATTTTGACAGAGATAAAGAAAAATTTAGTATTGGAGCAGTTATGACAGAGAAATTTAATATTGTAGTAGATCAAGTAAATCATCCTGTCCACTATACATCAGATCCTAGCGGTGTAGAGGCTATACAAATAACAAGACACAGAAATTTTAACGTAGGCAATGCCTTTAAATATCTTTGGAGAGCAGGGCTTAAAAATGAAGAAACTCATATTGAAGATCTAAAGAAGGCAATCTTCTATATTCAAGATGAGATTAACAGACTAGAAGGCAAATATGACCAGCACAGAGATTGAATTAGTAAAGCATCTTGATGAAATAAACAAGGTGGTTGAAGAATATTTAAAAGGAAACGATCCAACAAGAATATCAAAGACTCTTGACCTACCAAGAACAAGAGTTGTAGCCCATCTTAATGAATGGCGAGTCATGGCTTCTGCCAATGATGCTATTCGTGCTCGTGCTAAAGAAGCACTTGTTGGTGCAGACGCACATTACACAAAACTAATTCAGCAGGCATATGAAGTTATAGAAGATGCAAGCACTACTGCAAATCTTAGTGCAAAAACAACTGCAATTAAACTTGTTATGGATATTGAAGCAAGACGAATTGATATGTTGCAAAAGGCTGGTCTATTAGAAAATAAAGAACTAGCAGAAGAAATGGTTGAGATTGAAAAACGTCAAGAGGTATTGGTAGGAATTCTTCGTGATATTGCATCCGAGCATCCAGAGGTTAGAGACTTAATTATGTCTAGATTATCTACAATAGCCAGAGAGGGCGAGGTAATTACAATTGTCCACGATGTTCAATGATTTCTTAGATGTTCTAAGAGATGAGCAGTTTGAAGAGGTTCCAGTAGATGTAAAAACATTTGTTGAGTCACCTGACTATTTGGGACAGCCACCTCTTTCTGCTATTCAATACGACATTGTTGAGGCAATGAGCCAGATCTATAAGAAACCAGATTTGCAAAATCTTTTAGGAATGGATGTAGGAGCAAAGCACTATGACAAATATACAAAGAACGAAATTATTCTTCAACTTGGGAAGGGTAGTGGGAAGGACCATACCTCTACTGTTGCCTGTGCTTATATTGTATATAAGTTACTATGTCTTAAAGACCCTGCTAGATACTTTGGTAAGCCGTCGGGAGATGCAATAGACATCATTAACGTGGCTGTAAACGCAGAGCAGGCTAAAAACGTTTTCTTTAAAGGCTTTAAAAATAAGATTGAAAAGTCTCCATGGTTTGCAGGCAGGTATGATCCAAAAGTAAATTCTATTGGTTTTAATAAATCAATTACAGTTTATTCTGGACACTCTGAGCGTGAATCTCATGAGGGTCTAAACCTTTTCATGGCAGTACTAGATGAGATTTCTGGTTTTGCATCTGAAGTAGGAACTGGTAATGATCAAGGTAAGACTGCTGATAATTTATATAAAGCATTTCGTGGAACCGTAGATTCTCGTTTTCCTGATTTGGGTAAAGTGGTTCTTCTTTCATTTCCCCGTTATGCTGGTGATTTTATTTCAAAGCGGTATGAAGATGTAATTATGGAAAAAGAAACAGTAGAACGCAGACATACATTTACCATTAATGAAGAATTGCCAGAAGGACCAGATAATGAGTTTGAGATTGTTTGGGAAGAAGATCACATAATTTCATACAAATACCCCAGAATGTTTGCACTAAAAAGACCGACATGGGAAGTAAACCCTACTCGTAAAATAGAAGATTTCAAGATTGCATTTTTAACGGACATGGGTGATGCAATGATGCGTTTTCTATGTACGCCTACATATTCATCAGATTCATTTTTTAAGCAAAGAGATAAATTAGAAAGGTGTATGACCTTAAGAAACCCTATAGATTCTCACAGGAGATTTGACTTGTCTTTTAAGCCAGATCCTGATAAGATATATTATGTACATGCTGACTTGGCACAAAAACATGATAAGTGTGCTGTTGCTATAGCGCATGTAGATAAATGGGTAAACGTACAGGTAATAAAAGATTACGAGCAGGTTGCACCTATCGTAGTTGTTAATGCCGTTGCATGGTGGGAGCCAAAGGTAGAAGGACCTGTAAATTTATCTGAAGTAAAAAACTGGATAATAAATCTTCGTAGAGAGGGATTTAATATCGGAATGGTGACATTTGATAGATGGCAGTCGTTTGATATTCAACAGGAATTAAAAGCCGTTGGAATGAGAACTGATACTGTCTCTGTTGCAAAAAAACACTATGAAGATCTTGCTATGATGATTTATGAAGAAAGAATTGCTATGCCTATGATTCCTTTGCTTCTTGACGAAATGGCTGAACTTAAGATTATGAAAAATAATCGTGTTGACCATCCACGCAAGAAATCTAAGGACTTGGCCGACGCCGTCTGTGGGGCGGTATTTGGAGCAATATCACATACCAGTAGGGACTCTAATCTTGAGATTGAGGTTCATACATGGGCTTCTGCTAGTCGACTTGCACAAAAGAACAAGTCTATGGTAGAATTGGAAACTAGGGAAATACCTAACGATGTTAGAGATTTCTTAACAGAATATAAACTAATATAAAAGAAAACAAGGAGAAAAATGAATTCATTTAAGAAGATTGCGCTTGTATTGGCTGCAGCCCTTACTGGCTCGGTATTCGCAATTCCATCGGCTAACGCTGCACCTATGTCTGTCGCTTTGACAGTCAACGGATCTGCACCTGCAACCGCTGGTACTTCTACAACTACTGCAGTTGAACTTCCAGTTCCTGCTGATAACTCTGTAGACGCTGCTGATGCCCTTAAGTTCGTTGTTACTGTAGACACAGGAACAGCGGTAACTGTATCCGCAACAAACGCATCAATCATTCTTGCAACAGCAACTGCTGCTGCACCAGTAACCTCATCTAGCGGTTCTGCAACTGCATCAATTGCAACAGGAACTGGCACAACTGCTACATTCTTTGTCTTTACAAAGACCACTGCAGTAGGAACAGTTTCTATTACAAATCAGGGTGCAACAAATGTTTATTATGTTCAGGGTGCCGTCGGAAAGATTAATGATATTTCAGTATCTGGTCTTGATGTAGGCGCTTCAGGAACACAAGTAA